GCAGAACAATAAGGAACTCGTTGAAGCCGCACCTGGTACTAACGCCACATCCCCTGAGTGGACAAAATGGCGGGAATATTTAGTTAAACACGGCTGTGATCGACTTGTTGAAGGTGATTTTAAAGATTATGATAAGAACATGTTTGCTTTAATTATATTGAATGCATTCGATGTTATCCGCGCTCTTTTAGCGCGAGGAAAATTTACCGAGAAAGATTTAAGAGTCGTTGATGGAGTTGCTGAAGATACAGCTTTTCCTATGTATGATTTCTTTGGAGATTTAATAATGTGCTTTGGCACAAACCCATCCGGTCATATTTTAACTGTTATCATTAATAGCCTAGCAAATAGCATTTATATGCGTTATTGTTATGCTACCTTATCACCTAAACGCTCTGCTGTTGATTTCAAGAAGGATGTCGCCCTTGTAACCTATGGCGATGACAATATTATGGGAGTTTCTCCCGATTGTCCTTGGTTCAACCACACAACAATTTCTCAGACTCTTGCTTCAGTGGGTGTTACGTACACCATGGCTGACAAGAATGCTCCATCTATCCCTTATGTTCATATTGATACATGCTCCTTTCTTAAGAGGAGTTGGCGATGGGATTCAAATGTAGGAGCTTATCTTGCAAGATTAGATGAGAACTCTATTATTAAGAGTTTAATGATTGTTGTAGCGAGCAAATCAGTAACCCCACAAGCACAAATTATTGATTCGATATCTAGTGCCCAACGTGAATATTTCAATTATGGGAAAGATATCTTTGAGCAGAAAACGGCTTTTTTGAAAAGCGTTATTACTGCATGTGATTTGGACATTTATGTTCAATCATCAACTTTTGTGACGTGGGATGCCATCTACCGTGATTTCTGGGGCAAACCCAAGGATTCACCTGTAGATGATGTGGAGTGAATTCACTCCGGGCCTCTGGTATAAGGTCCGACATATAAACCAAAATATACCTCTGTATTATAGTTACTGTCACAATGTATGTTTTTATCCTGTATATTAGTTGAAGTGTGGATATTACAGAATTCCCCGCTCGAGCGCTCCTCGAAGTCCCTATTTAGGGATGGGCTAGCTGGGACCCAATTCAGGATGATATCTGGTAGTGCACTGGGTCGTGCCTATCGGAGAATCCACGACCACCAAATTCAAAATTATGTAATACTATTTATGATTATTGTCCTTGCCCTCTTGGACATGCAGCGAAGAATTTCTTCTTCGCCCCAACCCCCGCGAATACTCCTGCACCTAGGACTTATTTTGCTTCCAATCTCCCTCCTGTTGAAGAGAAAGAGGAGCTCGTGCCGCCATGTACGGACGAGATCCTTTACAAGCGCCGTGTAGGCCTTGAATATCAGAGTGGAGACGTTGCCATCAATCCAAGTTTAGAGATGGGACAGGCTAATGAGTCGCATGAAACTGAAGAGACTGTCCAATTTATGGACGAGAATCTAGGCCAGCGTTCTGGTTTTAAGTATATTGACGGTTTGCAAC